TTTGCTGCTATGAAGAAAAAGTGACCAACAAACCACAATTTAATTTAATTTAGAGGCATTAATAATGGCTGCAACAACTTCAACAACTCTTGACGATCTGTTTGTTAATATCGTCGCTCAGGCGCGCTTTACTGCCGAAGAGCAATCACTAATGATGGGTCTGGTCACTCAGTACAACATCCAAGCCCAAGCTGGCAAGACTATCCAGGTTCCTAAGTATCCTGCAATTGCTGCTGCTGACTTGACCGAAGGCACTGATATGTCTAGCACCACCGTTTCTACTTCCTCAGTTTCTGTAACTGTTGGCGAAGTGGGCGCACAGGTTCTATTGACTGACATGGCTACTTACGGAGATGGCAACCCTGCTGTTGAGCTAGGTACTGTTCTTGGTAACGCTATTGCTACCAAGATCGATACTGACTTGATCGCTTTGTTTGATGGCTTCTCTGGCTCTATCGGAACTGCTGGTGCAGAGATTACTGTGGCTGATTTATTCAAAGCCGCTGCTACTCTTCGCGCCAACAAGGTCACCGGTGTCATTAATGCTGTAGTACACCCTTACCAGGCGTACCAGTTGAAAGCCAACCTGACCAACACCTTTGCTAACCCAAATGGTGGCGACTTGCAGAACGAAGCAATGCGCACAGGCTATGTAGGCACCATCGCAGGCATCAATGTTTATGAGTCTGCCAATGTCTCTATTGACGGCTCTGACGACGCTAAAGGCGCTGTATTCGCTCCTGAAGCTCTGATGATCGCCATGAAGCGTGACTTCAACATTGCGCCACAGCGCGACGAATCACTCCGAGCATTCGAGCTTAACGCAACCGCCGTTTATGGTGTTGCAGAGCTTGACGACTCATTCGGTATTGAGATTCTGTCTGACGCTGCACTGTAAGACTGTATGCCCCCTCTTCGGAGGGGGTTTTTTATCCGGCTAATACAGAGAAGACAAGGTAGAAAGCGATGGCTTATTCAAGCGATGCAGATTTAGTTGAACTGATCCCCGATATTCTAGATCTAGGTATCGCTTCTTTTACAGCAGAACATACAACGGCTGAGGAAGATATACAGCGTGAGCTACGCATTAGGTGGTGGCCCAGAAAGAACATATCCGGGGAGATGGATAATAGTAAGCTAACAGGAACACAATTTAAAACCACGTCAGCTTACCTAGTGCTGTGGCGTTATGCCTTACCGCAATTGACCAATTGGGTTGATAATGACAGATTTGGAAACATGATCGATTTTTATAAAGCTAGATACGGCGAAGAATTAGACGCCGTATTGGCCGATGGTGTTGAGTACGACGAAGATGGTGACGGCGCTGTTAAAGAAGACGAGCGACTTCCATTAAGTCAGCGCCTGGATAGATAATGCAAGTAAAAATCAAAAGCAACTCCAAAGCCGTTTCAAAGCGTATTGGCAAGAAAGGCAAAGAGCTATCAGCGAGCTTTAAAAGGGCGCTTTCTATTACGGCTCAAGCCGGTATTAATATCATTGAAGATCGCACCAGTAAGGGTGTTGGGTTCAAGTCGGGCAAGTTTAAAGATTACACACCTATTTATGCTGCATTTAGGGCTGGCATGGGTAGAAGCACAAACCCAGACCTTCAGTTTACGGGTCAAATGTTAAGCTCGATGACATCTAGAGCAAGTAGTACTCGGGCAGAAATATTCTTTTCCCGAGCGGCTGAATCAAAGAAGGCCGCAATGAACAATAAAACTAGACCCTTTTTTGGGTTTAATAGGATAGAAGAAAAGGAACTGGCAAACGTATTCTTTAGGAATCTGAAATGAGCGCTAGAGAAAGCATTGCAACCAATTTGGTGTCTACACTAAACGCGGTAACGTCCCCGGTTGATATTAAATATGTGACGCGAGAGCCTTTTGATTTTACGAAGTTATCAAGCGCTCAATTTCCTGCTATCCTTGTAAGAAGCGCAGACGAGGAAAGAGAAGATAGCAGCATAGGCGGCTCAATTACCCAGCGCATGGGGAACATAAACTACGAACTTGTTTGCTATGTTAAAGGTGCCGTTATTGATTCGGCCAGAAATAACATTATTGAAGCAATAGAAGAAGGTCTTGATGTTGATCGTTTGCGCGGCGGCTACGCTCTTGATACGCAGATCACAAGAATCGAGATAGACGAAGGTTCCATTGACCCCATTGGTGGGGTTATTATTACAGTCCGGGTTTTGTATCAGTACACTCGCGGAACAACTTAACTTTTAATTAGAGGCATATATCATGGCGACCAAAACAGGCGCATCTGGAGTAGTAAAAATCGCGACATCTGGCGGCTCGGTTGCCGTTGTTGGCGAAGTTCGTTCTTTCACTTTTGACGGTTCAGCGGATACCGTTGAAGATTCAGTGATGGGCGATACTGCGCGAACTTACAAAGAAGGTCTAAAAACCAACACTGTCAGCATTGAGTGCTACTGGGATGAGGCTGATGCACAGCAATTGGTCTTAGATGAGCGCGCTGCAATAGATTTTGAAATCTATCCTACTGGCACTGGCACTGGCGAGACTTATTTCTCAGGCTCTGGCATAGTTACTTCTCGCTCAATCACTGGTTCTTTTGATGGCATGGTAGAGGCAAGTTTCTCTATTCAGTGCAGCGGAGCAATAACAGAAGCAACAGCTTAATTTAACAAACAGGAGATAGTCATGGGTTTAGCAAAAGAGCTGCGCAGTAGAAGGGAGGTCAAAGCTCGGGAGGTTGTAGTGCCCGAGTGGGGGGATGAGGCGGGAGTCTTTAAGCTATATTGCAGGGCAATTACCTGCTATGACCTTGACCAGCTTCAGAAGAAGCATCCAAACTTTCTACAAAATACCACTATCGGCGCAATGGTGGATTTGATCTGCATGAAGGCGGAGGATGAAGGAGGAAATAAACTCTTTGCCTCTGCTGAAGACCGTATCGATTTGATGGGCGAAGAGACTAATGTTATTAGTAATATCGCCAATCAGATGTTTGCAGAGATTGAGTCTGTCGAGGATTTAGAGGGAAACTAAAAGGCGATCGGTCAAGGATGAATCTGCTTTCCTTGGCCGACCGCCTAAACCTTACCATTGCAGAAGCAGAACAAATGCCTGTCAATCATTTTCACGAATGGCTGGCCTATTTCAACATAATGAGCGAAAGCAATGGCTGAAAATGTTCATATCACAATAAGCGCGCTGGACAACACCAAAAAAGCGTTTAGCGGTTTACAATCTACCCTTACCAAAGTGGGAGGGTCGCTCACAACTATTTCCAGAAATGCAGCCCTTATGGGAACGGCAGTCACAGCCGCCTTTACTGCAATCACGGTCTCGTCGCTTAGATCTACCGATTCGTTATCCAAGACAGCCAGCAAAATAGGCACAACCACTGAGGCTTTGGGCGCGTTAAGGTATGCCGCAGAGCTAACTGGCGTGGCTACGACCACAATGGATATGGCCCTGCAAAGGTTTACCCGTAGAACTGCGGAAGCCGCGCAAGGAATGGGCGAGGCAAAAGGCGCAATTCAAGAGCTTGGAATTAATGCCCAAGAACTAAACAGGATGCCACTCGACGAGAGGATGATTGTTCTTGCTGACGCTTTCTCAAATGTAGAAAGCGAATCGGATCGATTGCGTTTAGCGTTTAAGTTGTTTGACTCTGAAGGTGCAGCCCTAGTCAATACCTTGTCACAAGGATCGGAAGGCTTAAAAGACATGCTGGGAGAGGCTAGGTCTTTAGGTCTTGCCATGTCTACCAGCGCGGCTCAAGGCGTAGAAGATACGGTCGATTCTCTGACCAAATTACAAAGTTTATTCAAAGGTATTACACACCAAACTGTAGCTGCATTTGCCCCTGCTATGGAAATGATAGTCGAAAGATTTACCGGCTTTTTGCAGCGATCTATTGAAGCAAAGGGAGGAATTGAGGCATTTGCCAGGACATTAGCTATCGACCTTTTGGGCGGTGTTAAGATTGCATTACAAGGATTTGAAGATTTAGCCAACGGCTTCATCAAAGTTTATAACGCAGCCCTAAAAATGAAGGACGGACTGACCAGAGCCTTTACTCCTGACAATGAGAAAAATGCTCGCCAGTTAAGAACTGAAATAGCAAATTTAGAAGAGCAGATGCAGAGCTTGGCAGGGCAGGTTCGTTCTGGAGACACAGAAGAAAGGCTTGCGGCTCAAAATCGGCGCGACAGAATTCAAGCTGACATCGCTGCGCTGCAAGAGTTACTAGTTAAGGCAGAAGAAACAGGCGACGCGCTAAACCTTATGGATGAGGTCAGCTTTGCGGGTGGCTTAAACTCCCAAATACAAACGGTCATCGATAGTCTTGGCAAAATCCCCAGCGGCGTTACTGAGGCCGTTGTTCCGGCGCTCGAAAAAATAAGCGATTTGGAGGCCGGGTTTAACTCATGGAGCCAACTAATACCTGACCTTAATATTCAGATTCAGGACCTAACAAAGCAAGGGCTGGATGGCATGACTAACGCCCTGACTGCCGGAATCACTGGCGCGGCTAGTTTTGCTGATGCCATGAGAGCTATGTCAAAAAGCGTAGTAGATAGCCTAATTAAAATGCTAGTTCAGAAATACATTGTGGACGCGGCATTTGGCTTTATCACTGGAGCCATTGGCGGCGGCGGCACTACCCCAGCACCAATCTCAAGCGCAGTTCCAGTACCTAGAGCAATTGGCGGCCCGGTAGAAGCTGGCTCGCCTTATTTTGTTGGTGAGCGCGGACCCGAAATGTTTGTCCCTAATCAAAAGGGCGCAATCATACCAAACAACAAAATGGGCGGAGGCGGTGGCGTAGTAGTAAACCAAACAATCAATGTTAGCACCGGAGTACAGCAGACAGTAAGGGCAGAAATTGCTACACTTATGCCCCAGATTGCCAACGCCGCAAAAGGTGCAGTTGTAGACGCAAGAATGCGCGGTGGTGGTTATTCCAAAGCCTTAGTAGGAGCATAAGATGCCGTTAGCATTTCCATCTGTAGGAATACAGCATATCAGCATGCGACTGCGACGGACTGTAGCTGTATCAGAGTCGCCATTTACACATAGCCAACAAGTGTACGAACATCAAGGGGCTAGATGGGAAGCAGAGATTACCCTGCCGCCTTTAAACTATGCAGAGGCCAGATCAGTCGAGGCGTTTATTGTCGGCTTAAAGGGGCGCTCTGGGACGTTTACATTCGGCCACCCGCTTCACACAAGCACAGCGACAACTACCACATCCGGAACAACCTCAACTAGAGCGGAAGAGTTAACCACAGACTCCGGATCTAGTGCGGTTACGGCGGGAACCTATTTCCAGTTGGGCGATTATCTTTATATGGCAACGGAAGATAAAGCATCCGGGGCGGGCACTTTAAAGTTTCAGCCGCCACTAAGGGCAGAAGTATCATCCGGTACGGCTTTGGATTTTACATTACCAAAAAGCCTCTGGCGCATGGCTTCCAACGACATTGGATGGTCAACTGATAATGCCTCATTGTATGGGTTTACTTTAGCCTGTGTTGAGGCGATCTAATGAGTCGCAGCCTATCAACCGAAATGCAGGCCGTTGCGTCTGCTGAATTATTACGACCAATCTATTTGATAGATATGGAGTTTACATCTGGCAGCGTTTTCTTTTGGTCGGGTGTAGGCAACCTTACTTTTAACAGTAACGATTACATCGGCGCGGGCGACTTGCTTAACATTGGCAGCGTTAGCGAAACCGCAGAGCTTCAAGCAAACGGCGCAACCGTTACCCTGACAGGAATAAAGCAGTCTCTTGTCACTATTGCTAGAGATGAGCCTTATCAGGGCAGGCCATTAAGCATTCGCCTGGGCGCGCTAGATGACAGCGGTGACCTTATTGCTTCGCCTGTCATTATATTTAGCGGCTTTATGGATGTGATGACCATTTCGGATTCTGGAGATTCTTCAACCATATCCATTAGCGTCGAAAATAAGCTGATCGCTTTTGAGCGTTCTTCTGTAAGACGTTACACGAACGAAGACCAGAAGATCGATCACCCCTCAGATAAGGGCTTTGAGTTCGTAACAAAGATTCAAGAAAAAGAAATCATTTGGGGCAGGCCAACTTCGTCATCAGGGCGAACGCCTTACAGCCGCTAGGGCTTCGGGAAGTTATTAACAATGATAACGATACAGCATGAGAACTTGGCGAATGTAAAAGAAGATATAAAACCGCTTCTTGAGGAACATTGGCGACTTGTTGCATTGAATCAGGGCAAGATAAAACTCAACCCTGATTGGAAGCAATACGCCAAGCTCGACGCACTTGGGATATTAAACATCTTTACCGCAAGAGATGATGGCGAGCTAATTGGCTATTTTGTTTTGATTATCAACAAAAGCCTCCATTACCAGGATCACTATTTTGCCACCAATGACGTAATCTTTGTCTTGCCGGACAGGAGGGCAGGTGCGGCTGGATATAAATTGATAAAATATGCCGAGAATTATTGCCGCGAGGTTGGCGTGTCTTTGATGACGATCAATACGAAGGTGCACATACCTTTTGACAAGTTGATGGTTGGAATGGG